GAATCCGTTAGGAGCAACTAAATGAAAAAATTACTTTTAGTATGTGCAATTTTTGCACTTGCTGGTTGTGCTAACACAATGACTGCCAAAGTTACTATGACATGGCCAGATACTCCTCCAGATTTAAAAACAGCTTGCCCTGATTTAGCTCCAGTTGATCCTGATACAACTAAACTTAGCGATGCACTAAATGTAATTACAGCAAACTACAGTCAGTACTATTTGTGCAAAGACAAAGTGGATAATTGGTTAGATTGGTACAACAATCAACAAAAAATATACAATAGTGTTAAATGAGATTAAGAGAACTATTAGCTGAGGATATCGGTCCTCCTGAAAACTTAGGTGGCTGGATTTACGATTTATTGAATAAGCCTAAGCAGGGCGATACTCCTCAGCCTAAGCCAACAACTATTCCAAGACCTGCTCCAATACCTGCTGTAACTCCAGTTGGCCAGTCTGGTACGCCTGCACAAAAAATTACACCTAATTTAAATGCTAAAGCAGAACCGGCACCATTTAATCCTGCTAGTGCTAAACCTACCCTACAATCTGTAGCACAACGATTAGGCCTTACTGCAAAAAACGATTTAGCTAATCTACTAGGTCAAGCCAGTGTCGAAACACAACAATGGTCTAGTGCTGTAGAGCAAATGGCTTACAAAACTGCTGATCGTGTACATAGAGTGTTTACTACAAATTTTCCAACAGTACAACTTGCTCAACAATACTTAGATTTAAATAGTCCAGTAGCTCTTGCTAACCGTGCTTATGCCAATGTTAACGGCAATGGCGATGAAGCTAGCGGAGATGGATGGCGATATAGAGGCAGAGGATTTTTAATGATTTCTGGAAGAGGCAACTATTCCGCAGTTGGTAAACAAGCTCATCCTGAAAATCCAGACATTTATGTAAAAAATCCTGAATTAATTTCTAGTAATCCTATAGAAAGTGCCAAAGCTAGTGTAGCATGGTTCCATATAAAAAATCTAAAAGGCAAATCTAGTAAGGCTGTTACTATGGGTGTTAACGGATCGGCTGGACTAAAAGCCGGCGAGCGAGAAAAAGCGGCTAAGATTGCACAACGAGAATTGCAAGTTAAAAAACACAAGTCCAAATAATAAATACGTATATAACGACAAAGGAGCGAACAATGTCAAAAGAAAAAGATAGTAACTGGATGCAAACCCTATGGCGTCCTATGATGGGCTGGATGTATATGCTTATCTGTTTATTGGACATGGCAGTATTTCCAGTGCTATGGGCACTATGGCAAGGTGTCAATCATGTACCTATTACACAATGGAATCCATTAACACTACAAGGTGCTGGACTTTTCCATATTGCCATGGGTGCTGTATTAGGTATTAGCGCATTTGGTCGCACACAAGAAAAACTAGCAGGGACAGCCGCAAACCCAACTGCTACCAGTCAAACAATCACAAACAATACTAATATGTCAGGTAATGTAGCTGGCGGTTTTGGTAGCGGACAAGGTGGTATGAACTCAGGAGGATTTGGCGGTGCAAACTCATCATTTGGCGGGGCTCCAGCATTTGGCGCACCTGCGACAGGAGGATTCGGTTCCTCCACCGGCGGTTTTGGTTCAACACCAGCACCGTCCAGCTTTGGCGGAGGCGGCTTTGGAAGCACACCTACAGCAACAACACCCCCAGCTTCAACAGGAGGTTTTGGATCGGGTTTTAATAGCGGGTCTGGAGCAACGCCCGCAACACCAGTAACACCAGCAGTAAGCTCAAAAGGTCATAAAGTCGTTCCAGCGGCTGATCAACCTGCACTATAAGGAAAGAAAATGAAAAAACTATTAGCACTATTAATCGTAGCTGTATTTGCTTCATCTGCTATGGCAGCTGACAAAAAGCCAGTTAAGGCTCCTGCCAAGAAAGAAGTTAAGCATCACAAAAAGGCAGAAGGTACAGAAATAGCAGGTACAAAACCAGATACAGTAAAAAAGAAAAAGTAATCAAAAACTTGACAGGCTCCAAGTAAGATAGTATAATTACTGTATTATTTGGAGCTTTTTTACGACTATGACTGATTATTACCAAACACTGGGCGTTAACGAAAACGCTAGCCCAGAAGAAATAAAGAAAGCATATAGAAGTTTGGCTAATAAACATCATCCAGACAAGGGTGGTGATCAAGCCAAATTCAAGGACATTAGTGTTGCTTATGAAAATCTAAGTGACCCACAAAAGAAAGCCGAGTACGATCAACAACGTATGTACGGCAATATGCCTGGCGGTGGAACACAGTTCCATTTTAATACAGGCAATCCATTCGGCGATATTTTTGGAAATGCTGGACATCCCTTTGGAGATATTTTTGCACACATGCGTGGTGTACATCCTGGCATGCGCCGCAATAGAGATTTGAACATTCAATGTAGTGTTAGTTTTTTAGATTCTTTCCAAGGTAAGCAGTTAGAAGCCAATTACAGATTACCTAGTGGAAAAAATCAAACAGTAGTTATCAATGTACCAGCAGGCGTAACACACGGCGATACTATTAGATACAGTGGATTAGGCGATGATAGTATTCCTGGTATGCCACGTGGAAACTTAAATGTAACTATCCTAGTTCAACCAGATCCTAATTATGAACGCAGGGGCGATGATTTATATCAAAATATAGAAATTACTCCAATTGAAGCTATGATTGGTGTTAAGAAAAAAGTAAAAAATCTATCAGGACAAGTTTTAGATTTAGATATTAGAGCTGGTGTAGATCATGGAACTGAATTTGCAAGTCATGGAACTGGATTTCCAAACGTAAATACAGGATATAAAGGTCGATTTGTTAGTATTATCAAGATAGTAACTCCGGCAGTAACCGATCCTGCACTGGTTCAACAATTAAAAGATCTAAATGCTAAAATTAGTAACCGCTCCTAACGCTGTATTAAAAACTCCGGCAGAGGACTGGGACTTTAGCCAGCCTACTGATTCAGAACATCTTGCACAAGAGATGATAGAACTCATGAGAGTTTTCAAAGGCCGTGGCTTGGCCGCTAACCAAGTTGGCATTCTTAAACGTGTCTTTGTAATTCAATTAGAAGGACACAATGAACCAACTGTTATGTTCAATCCAGTGGTTGTGTTTTCCAGTGAAACTTTACAAAAAGGAGAGGAAGGTTGTTTGAGCTTTCCGGATCTTTGGTTAGAAGTGGAACGCCCTATGGCAATTGATGCCGAGTATCTTGACAAAACAGGAAAAAAGTGTACAATATCACTTGTAGGCATTGACGCTAGGTGTTTTCTACATGAACTAGATCACCTAAACGGCGTTTGCTTTACTGACAAAATGAGTCCATTAAAATTAGCATTAGCAATTAAAAAACAAAAGAAAAGGAAACGTAATGGTTGAACCAAGTGATAACCTGCAAGCAGTATTTGAAAGAGCAATTGATACTGCTAAAAAACTACATCACGAATATTTGACAATAGAACATCTATTGGCGGCTATGCTAGCCGACGAAGGATTTGCTAATACTATTCAGGGCTTTGGTGCTAATTCAGAAGAAATAAAAAAAGACCTAGCTGATTATCTTCAAAATAAATGCTCTGAAATTACTATTACCGATGTAGTTGTTAAACCTAAAAAAACACAAGCGGTTGAGCGAGTGCTTAATCGTGCGTTCACACAGGTCCTGTTTAATGGACGTCAACGCATTGAACCAACAGATGTTTTCCTTGCTATGATCGGAGAAAAACGTAGTTGGGCTCAATACTATATCCAAAAAGCTGAAATTGATAAAGACAAATTCAATGACTTCCTAAACAATAGCGTAGAAGAAAACGAAGAAGAAGGCCCTGGCGATAGTCAAGGCGACCGTGCGTTGGCGGCATTTACTAGTAATCTAAATGACCTAGTTACTAAAAAGAAAGTAGATCCGGTTATTGGCCGTGTTGACGAATTAGAAAACATTGCACTAGCATTAGGTCGTCGTAGTAAAAACAACGTGATCCTTGTAGGCGATCCCGGTGTAGGTAAGACTGCTATAGCAGAAGGCCTTGCCTATAATATCGTTAATGGTGCTGTTCCAGAATTCCTTAAAGATTACAAAGTCTATAGTTTAGATATTTCAGCTATGCTTGCTGGATCTAAATATCGTGGAGACTTTGAAGAGCGTTTCAAACACGTTATCAAGGCACTACAAAAGAAAGGCAAAACTGTCTTGTTTATCGATGAAGCACACATGATCAGCGGTGCTGGTAGTGCAAGCAATAGCGCCAACGACCTCGCTAATATGATGAAGCCTGCACTAAGCAAAGGTAACATTAAAGTTGTAGCATCAACTACATGGGAAGAATATCGTAAACACTTTGAAAAGGATCGTGCGTTAATGCGCCGTTTCCAACGCATTACTGTTGACGAGCCTACACAAGAAATGAGTATTAGTATTTTACAAGGTATTAAAAAGTACTATGAAACATTCCACAATGTTAAGATTCGCAACGATGCTATCCAAGCGGCTGTTAAATTGTCAGTTAAGTATCAAACAGACAAGAAACTTCCAGATAAAGCTATTGACTTGATTGATGTTGCTTGTAGTCGCTTTAACTTGAAACTAGCAGATGACAGAGTTATTGGCGAACGTGAAATTCAGTTTGAGCTTGCCAAGATGGTTCAAATGCCTGAAGAGAAGATTATGGAAACCGAAAGCAGTAATCTTGCCACACTACAAACTAATCTTGAAAAAGAAGTCTACGGCCAAAATATGGCTTTGACAGAAGTTGTAGATAAGATTATTGTTGCACAAGCCGGACTTAAGAGTGAAAACAAGCCTGTTGGATCTTTTGTGTTTATGGGCCCGACTGGTACTGGTAAGACAGAAACTGCTAAAGCATTGGCTAAACACTTAGGTGTTAAACTAATTCGCTTTGATATGAGTGAATACCAAGAAAAACACAGTATCAGCAAGTTAATTGGTAGCCCTCCCGGATATGTTGGGTTTGAAGAAAATGCTGGACAATTGATTACTGGTATTCAAGAATCACCTAACGCTGTTTTGTTGTTAGATGAAATTGAAAAAGCACATCCAGATGTAATGACTGTGTTGTTACAAGTAATGGACAATGGGTTTATTACCGGAAGCAATGGTAAGAGTGCTGATTGCCGTAATTTAATTCTTATTCTTACTACCAATGCTGGTGCTCAAAGTGCAGAGAAAAATGCTATTGGATTTGGCTCGCAAGAAAAAGACTACAGTGATGCAGATTTGAAGAAGTTTTTAACTCCTGAATTCCGCAATCGTTTAGACGGTGTTGTTACATTTAACAAACTGGCTAAAGAAACTATGGTCAAGATTGTTAACAAGTTTATTGAAGAATTGCGAGATCAAGTCAAAGATAAAGGCATTAAAGTTAAGATTAACAAAGACGGTATTGAATGGTTAATCAACAAAGGCTTTGATACTAAGATGGGTGCTCGTCCGTTACAACGTGTTATTGATAAAGAGATCAAACGAGATCTTGCTAAGATGATGTTATTTGGCGCACTAAAGAACGGTGGAACTGCCACAGTTACTATCGACAACGACAAACTAGTACTTGTTGCTATTCCAAAGGAACCTAAAGTTCCATTGCTAGCAGACAGTACAATTAGCCTAGTTCAATTAGAAAATGGAGTATAAAACTACAAGATGTTTGTTTAGAGGCACATATCAGTACAAGATTGTACTGACGTGTGCTGGTTCTCAATGGTTTCGTAGTGGCGACATAACTAAGACCTTTGAAGAATTAAAAAAGATAAACTTAGGACAGGAAAAGAAATATCGTAATACTTCGATTAAAAGTCAAGAAGATTTAGATTATGCATTTAGCCTAGCTACCGCATTAAGTAATCTTTCAGACTATGATATACGTGTAGAAAGCCCATGGATCAGTATATATTCTAATAGTAAAAAGAATGTAGATGCGCTGATTAAATTAAACCCTGATAGGGTAAAATATGTTAGCCAGCCCGATCCTAATGCTAATTTGTCTATTGGCACAATAATTATGCCCAAGATGGATTATGATTATCGTATTACCTTGGGCAAAACTACACAGCCTAACCCTTCGTTTATCGAGTGGGCTGAAACTAGCAAAAAATGTAAACTTACTAAAAGTTGTGTTAGAGACTTAGGAAAACCGCGTAGTTGGGGCGGCACACACTTTTATATTACCGGTGATAACAATTTATTGCTGGCTAAAATGCACTTGGGCGGTAGCATTGCTAAAATAGAGCGCATCGTTAAAAGCTAAAGCGATAAATACTCTAACCGCAGAGTTTTCTGCTGATTTATTACTTTGGGCTTTAAAAATGCGAATGCAAGACTTATTAGAAGATAGATACTTTGATGATTCAAAGTTTGTTGCACACAAGGGCGATAAACGTGAAATCGATTATGATCTAATCGAAGATCTTATACACTTTATGCACAATGACGATCATGCCTACAGACGTCATATGTTCCCAGCTATTGCTCGTTGTATCGATAGTGTTGACCATAAAAAAGATACTAAACACAATATATTCGAACCAGCTGTAAAAAACAGCTATAAAATGTACATTGAAAAGTTTCCTATTAGAGAATTGCCCGATAGTTTAGACGAAGAAATGTGTGAAGAAATCTGTAATAAACTACACGAAGAAACTTTACAACATATACAAGACGGCGTTTATAAGGATTAAATGTGCGTCTTAGAGAATTATTCCTTTATGAAGTAAAAGCTAAACCAGCTGCCGCAGAAGACGACAGCATGGAAAAATACGGCCGTCCATTTAATCATCCCGAGCATCTTGTATTTTTTAAAGGTGCCGCTGGTACATTAGAAGCACTTGGACACTTTAAAGAGATTGCTAGCGAAAAAAGTGGTAAGACTACTGTACGCCGTAAGTGGGATGGTAATCCACAAGTTTATTGGGGACGCGAAACTAAAGGTGGACCATTAATCTTAGCAGGACACAATCAATGGGGCAAAGGTGTTAAAAGCGAAAACCCACATGATGTTTATGATTTTATTGTAAACAAAAGTGGCAATGCTAAAACTCCAGAAGAAATAGAAAAGCGTAAACAATTTGCTACAAACTTTAGTAATCTATATCCATTGTTTGATGCGGCAACTCCTAAAAATTTTGTTGGCTTTGTTTATGCAGATAATTTGTTTGGTGTAGAGCCTGCTAATCCTAAACGTCTAACACCGCCTACAAAAGAATATCCGCAAGGTGTATGGGAGTTTAGTCCTAACCCTTTAAGCGATACAACATATCATGTGGATGCCGCTAGTGATCTAGGGCAACGTATTGCTCGAGCTCATGTAATGGTTGTAGGCCATGCAGAATTTCCTAGCTTTGGTGCTAGTGATAGGGAGCAAGTTCCTAAAGATAACTTTGATGAATTTAATCAAACTCCTGGACTTATAGTACAAGGTCCTATCTATACAGATGCCGCACCTGAAGTAGATATCAGTGCAGTAGATAGCATGATCGAATATGCAAATCAACATGCCGCAGTTATAGATGGATTTTTAGGCAGTTTACCAGATCCAGATAAGAACGGAATATTTTATCCTTTCTTTAATGCTATGAGTAACAAACATGCTAACCAAGAAGTAGATTTTAATCAGTTAAGCGGCAATGATTTTATCAACTGGATGACGCATAAAGGTGTTAGTGCTAAGAAACAACAACATATCATAGCTATGACGCAAGCACATCCCGGAGGCCTTGATGCTATATTCCATTTAATTAAAGGTATTAGAAATATGAAAGATACAGTGGATGCGGCTATCAAAGCTCAACCTCGTAAAGAAATTTGGGATACACACGGTGAAGGGCATGTTCGCTATGCACAAAAACATCACAAGTATGGCAATATTAAAATTGTTCCTACAAGCTGGGCACCTGGTAAGAAACCCGTAGGAGCACCGCAATGAGATTAAGACAACTACTTAACGAATTAGAATTTGGTAATATTATACCATCAAAATTACCAGCGGGTCCTGGTTCTGCGAACGATAAGATCAATCAACAACTTGCGACTATAGATAAAG